TCTGGCCGAATGGTTTATAACCACCTCACATGCTCAAGGAGCAAATGAGATGGGCAAAGCCATCAAACAGTGGGCTACCGAAGCGCAAGCGCTCGCAGCAAGAGCACCTGAGCGCGAGCAGAAGGTTGGATATGCTCCCAGACTTTTCGTCTCGGGAGGCAGATCCGGCTTCATCCGAGGCTGCCTGGTGTCCGAATGGACTCCAGACAGTGCGTGGTTGTTTGCCAGTGTGGGTAGAGCTATCCCCTCGAACGGCGCCGACGTGGCCGAGAAAATCGAGCGGGAAGAACTACTCGCGTGGAAACGGCGGCTACAAGAGCCGCCAGATCCAGGCACCCAACAGCGCATCAGAGAGCTAATACCCGAACTACGTGAGTTCACGAAGAACTTTATAGAACGGCTACTAGCCCTCCAGCCTAACCACAAAGGCCTAGGTTCTGAAAGAACAGTAGGTCCGGATGGTAGGCTCGGCTTCCAGCACCCCGATCATTACGAATGGGATGATGGTTGCCTGGCCCCGGTGAAGCTGAACACTTCTGCTTGCTTGGAGAATTCGAGATCTAAAGGAGGAGCACACGCATACTTTGCAGAGAAGTGCCGCAAGGTCCGTGGCAGAGTGCCCCCTGAGCTACCGGTCGAACGACCGCACCAACTCCCCAATAACCTTCAAATTGGTGAGGAGGTCCGGATCGCTCCGGTGTTTGCTCAGGAGTACTATGCCAGTCGACCCGAAGACGACGACGACGAACGTCTCGTCCCGGATACGGCGCCTGTAAGCGTGCGTGCTGGAATTCTGCCGCTCGTTGCACGCGAGCTCGCAGAGCAGGAGTACATGGAGTGGGCTCTCCGAGGAGAGCCCCTTCCAATGCGGCCTGTTACGATCCCCGAAAGGGGGCAGAAAACCAGATTAGCATCCATGTCACCGGCCATGTCGGTTGTCCTCGGCCAGAGGATCAATGGATTGCTTCTGCGTCTCCTAAAGAAATCTCGAGTCCACAACTACTCGTTACGAGGGGAGGAAGGCGTTCCCCATGGAATCGAAGCGGGTGCAAAATTGTTTGCATATGAGGATGACTTCACCCTCACTAGTGCAGACCTGAGCGCGGCCTCAGACTACATTCCACATGATGTTGCTCTCGCAACGTGGAATGGAATCTGTGACGCACTCGGGGACAGGATTCCCCCCCTCTACCACACGGTCGGAGCCAGCTTGCTGGGCCCGATGTCGTGGGATGGAGGAGGAGAGAAAGGAATGGCGTTCACAAGTGAACGCGGCATCCTAATGGGCCTACCACTTACTTGGCCCATCCTGTCAATTTTGAACCACTTCGCTGGGCACGTGGCGATGGACAGAGTCCGTCGGAGATATCCACAAATGCCCACGAGTAGAAGAGTGGAACCGTTCGTCTCATGCGGAGACGACTTCGGTGCTGCCTGGACCCGTGCTCACGAAAGTGAGTACTTCAAGGCTATAGGTAACCTAGGATTAGTTCTCAACGTTCACAAGACGTTCTCTAGTCAGCGCACTTCCAATGGAAGTGAAACTGACCAGCTAAACGGCCTTGTGTTTGTCGAGAGACTGTTCCTAGTACGGAAGACGGATGCTCCAGTAGGAGTCAACAAGTGGGTTGACCCTATCACGAACAAATTCGTCAGCCGGGGGAATGGGCTCCCTGTCACAAGTGACAATGAGCGCATCCTCCCTACCATAACCGCGGTCCAGAGGCCGACCTTGTCCGCTATAGTAGCGGCAAAGCCGACCGGTGCAACAGCAGACGAAGTGCCGATCTACTACAAGCTAGGCCCAATCCTCACCCAAGAAGCACGTAAATGCAACCGGGTGCAGACTGAGGTCTTGTGCGACATCGCGAAGATAGCGCACGCGCAAGTAGTAAAACGCATGGTTCGAACTAATGTTCCACTCCACTGGCCAATAGATCTGGGCGGTTGGGGCTTTCCTGGCAAGCAGGAAGCGACCGCCCTTTGGAGAAAGGCTGCGGCATCGATTCTCATCGGTGCACGTAACCTTCAAAATAAGCTAAAAGCGAATTTTGCACTTTCTCAAAGCCCTGCCCACCTCCGAAAGAGGCTGGCAGCTCAACTCCGCATGGTTGAGTGCTTCAAGAAAGTCGACCTCCAAGGCAATCCCCAGTTGAGCGCTGACCAATGGCTCGACGTTCCTCTTATGGGTTCAGAGAACCCCTTCAAGAAAACGCCGGCACCAATGATCATGACGCAAACTGGAGCACAAGCCCTTGCGGTAGCAAGGACATGTGCGTTCCACTCACGAGACTTCTATCTCGATAAACGAGGGGAACGAAAATGCCGATCAGTTGACCAGGTCGCGAACACAATCAAGACAACTGTGAACTTTGCTGCCCAGCAGTGGAAATCGGCAAAACCGATGGCCACAGACAAGGCATTGAAGCTCTCAGCAGAGCACGAGGAAGTATTAGTTGACATCTCACATCTAGATGCAACTCTCCACTTCTGCGGCTGTCCTGATCGTGTTTATGATCTTTCCAAATCAAGGAAGCTCAAGTCACGCAACAGCGAGGGCCATCCCAAAGAGGATGGCTCGTCTGCTCAAATGGCCCAGGCCCTGTTGGGGTCTGGTCCAAATGAGTGGACTGCTGTGCACGACTTGAACTTCCCGGCCGTACCCTCGGTGGATACGACCGCGCCTGACGCCACGCTCCTGGTGTGCGAGCGCGTGCCAGAGTCTTGGGAGGAACTAATAGTCCCCTAACACTCTGTCACACGCTTGCCTACCAAAGCTTGACATTATGTCACACCGTCCCAACAGGACG